ATCATCTGTGTCATAGACAATCCAGACGTGCTTAAACACAATGCCGTTATTCTGAACGTATTGACGAGCTTTCATCAGCAGATTCACCGTATTGTCGCCAATGCCCTCTACCTTTAGCTGGATTCTATCACGGTACTTAGCATTGATGATTTTCTGAATTGCGCCAAAATACTGCGGCTCGGTTTCTGTACCTTCAGATGCAATCAAGTGGTATTCCGGCTGAATCATCCTTGCCTTATCACGGCGATTCTTCATCCAGCTTTTTCCAAGGTCACTCTTTTTCGGAGGTTTCAGACTCATGCCCAATCCCTCCCTGTCAGCATATTAGAAAGGTAGGGGTCTGCACCATATCGGCCTTCCAGATACTGCTTGTCAAAGGCCGCTGTGCTCTTGACGCGGGTGTTGTCCTCCTGCCGGAATTCATAAAGCGAATAAATCTCGCTCTCATGATTGTCATTCATTGCGGCAAACCAAATTTCATCACGACGGAAAACTGTATTCTTCATCGTAGTCAGGTCGTGAGAACTGAATAGCAGTTGTGCGCCCTTCTTGTTCAGTTCCGGGTTCTTGAACATCTGAATCACATACCGGAGCAGCTTCGGGTGCAACTTGGCATCCAGTTCGTCCACAACCACTGTACGGCCTTCCTGCAATGCTACCATCAGAACAGGCAAAGCCGCAATCATCTTCTTGGTTCCATCCGACTCCGCTTCAAAGGGAAGCTCGTAGACCTTGCCGTTGATCGTTCTTTGCGTGAACAGGTGCTTGCTATCTTCATCATAGCGATAACCGGACAAATCAATACCTACATCATTCAGTGCATGAATCAGGCATTCCTTAGTCGTCTCACTCTTGGACACCAGCACAATGTTTTCCGCTCTGGGGTTTGCGTAGCTCTGTGTAATACAGGATTCAAACCAATTCTGCACTTCTGCAATCACAGGGATATTGTAGTTGATTGCCAAAAAAGAAAGGTACGGCATCTTCGGATTGACATCCAGATTGATGCTCGCCTTACTGATGCTTGCGCCCAATTCAATCTTCTGACCGTCTCGCTCAAAAATCAGGCCCGTCTTCTTGCCGCCAAGAGTGCGCCACAGCAGCGACTCAAAAACAATTTCTTCCTTGAGAGAAATATAATACTGGTACTCCTTCTCGCCTACACGGAAAAACACCTGAAAAATCGTAGGCTCATTTACAGAGTTTTCATCCAGCATAAAAGGAGCCACACTGCTGCCCTGCTGGAAGATCATAGGCTGTCGATTCTTCTCCAGCGCATGGATTGGCTTTACGACAAGGTTAATCAGGCAAAAGAATGCCTGAAGCAGATTTGTCTTACCGCCACCATTGGGGCCGTAGACTGCGCTGACCGGAAGCAAATCTTCCGCTTTCTCCTGCCGAATCAAGGCATCCTGAAACTCCGGAATTGCCATTGCACGGAAATCAAATGTCGTTTCATCCTTATAAGACTTAAAATTCTGAAAAGAAAATTGGCAAAGCATTCTTTCAACTCCTTCCTGTTATTAGTATACCTCATTTTCAATTTTTATTCCAGCATTTTAGAAAATTTCATTCCTATATAAGTTTTATAGAGTGAAACCGAAGAGTAAAAAGTTTTTATTTATACAAAAAACGGAGCTTCCCGCAGCATTTTATCTGCGCAAAAGCTCCGCCTCATGGTCGCTTATGATTATCTTTTAGTAGAACTGAATTTCGGCGCCGCTTTCCTCTGCAATCTGAATCACTTCATCCACGCATTGGCCCGCTTCCTCCTCTGTATCGGGGTCGTATGCGTAAATATCATTCATGGTATCACCTCGCAGATGTGAGTCATTTGCTATTATTGTACCTTCTTTCCACTCACAAAACAAGACACAAAATGCCCGCTGGCTCTTGATAAAGAAAACCAGACCTGTCTGATCGGACGAAAACCATCCCAAATGTCGAAACTGGATTTATTGCAGCCTGTAATAATTTTTCCATTCGGCATAATGAATTTGAAGGGCAGAGATCGAAAATACGCTGCCTTTGATCAAATCGCCCTATAAGAAATCCCAAAAAGCAGTTTATTATCATCCTATTAGATTTCGATCTATGGATAACAGTGTCATAAATCACCAGATATAATGCTATGCGTTTTTATAGTAGTTGTTCCTCCTGATCAATTTCTATTTTATTCATAACATCCTGATAAATCACAAAATGAGGTGTTTTTTATGACAATGGCAAAGAAGCTCCCACTTTTAGCACCTTCCATTCATACGTTTGAAGTGAATGGAACGTATACCGATTGCGAAGCGAAACGCACAGTTTTTATGGTAATTCAAAAAATGGTATCCGCTGGAAAATACTATCGGATTCCGTATCACGGCTCCTCGAAAAAAGGCTACTCTTATAAAAGAAAAGATGGCGGTTTGACCATCACATTGGCAGATTATCCAGATTTTAAGAAGCGATACATAACGTTATCTGGTGTGAACCTCGCTCGGATTGCAGGTGATCCATCTCGTTTAAGTTTAACAGACTTATCACCAGAAGGTTTGGTCATGCAAGAGCAGGCATTTCTGGATGAATTGGAGCAGCTTGGACTCCTTGAAATCGAGGATTCCATTAAATGGAAAATGCACCGGTTGGATATTACACAAGACTTCTATGTGAAATGCGATCCCTCGCTGATGGTAAAAATCATTCGCTATGCAGGAAGCGTTGACCCGTACAGAAAAGGGCATGCGCAGCACTATAACCAGCACAATGAGATCCGAAGCTGTAAATTTGAAAAAACGTGGTACGATTTTGCACTCTATGACAAGCATCAACAGCTCTTGAATTGTGAAAAGGAGAACTATCCGATTTCGCCAGATGATCTGGAACGCTCAAAAAATCTGGTTCGATATGAAATTCAATTAAAGCGCCCCAGTCTGAAAGAATTTGAACACGATAAGTTGGAATCGAAATCTTCAAAGTTCCGGTTTGAAAATCATGCGCTGTTTCATTATTTTTACAAAATCAGCGATGATATTCCGCTCTTTCTATATCGGTATGCCGTCGATTATTTTGGCAAGCATTCGTGGTATAACGTTCCAACTGCCCTGAAAGCCGTACAAATGAGCAATCTTGATGACGATACCAAAGAACTTGTCAGTGCGTATATCGAAGCGCAGGATGAGCCGGAACCGACCGATAAGATACATCATAAAAAGAAAATCGCAAAGGCTTTGGAAAAATTAGAGATCAACGATGTAATTATCCCTTGCCGCATCCTGAACGATCGTCAATGCGGCAGATTTCCATGTGCGCCCTTATGCACAAGGGTACAAGGGCTTTGAGCGAACAAAAAATGATCCGTGCAATGAAGCGCAAAAATTCACCAGAATCACAAGAATGGAGTTGATTTTCAATGCTAGACAACTATCCTGATGTCCTGAGCTTCCGGCAGGTCATGGAAATTACGCATGTTGGCAGAAATCTACTGCTGCGTCTTCTGAACAGCGGCGAAATTCCCGCCTTCAAGATGGGAAAACTCTGGAAGGTTTACAAACAAGACCTGATCCAGTATATGAGCCAATGTCAGTGAGCCTTATCTTTCGTTTGGGGCAAAAAGAATCCCGTTGGACTCCGGCAGCAGGAATCCAGCGGGATTCGATTCTATCGATTTTTAATGCGCTCGTCTCAAATTTCAAGAAGAATTTTGCGCTCTGTACTTTTACCAAATCTGGATTTCAGCACCGTTGGCTTCAGCCATCTGAATCACTCTGTCCACATATACTCCTGCATCTTCCTCCGTCAATGTTTCGATGTCAAAATCATACCATATCTCATGAAGGTCTTGTATCATCCCCTCAACTTCCATATAATAAGTAGCTTCATCGTAAAACTTCAGATACTCTATAAATCGTGACAAAGCATCCAGATTGCTATACTTTCCACTGTATTCGTATACGTCCGTATACATTGCATTCAGCCATGCGGTCTTAAAATCACTCCCATAGCTGAGGTAGTACTCTTTCGTGCTTTCCGGCATTTCTCCAAACTCATAGGAGTTGACGTCTACAGAGATCTCGCCAGAAAGTTCCGAATAGGTATCCATTCCATTCGTGCTAACAACTTTACGGTCTGATCTGGTAGCCGTCTGGGCAGAATTGTCGGAATCCGTGTCCTCTGTGTAGGTTTCGCTCTCAGGTTCTGCCATGCTGACGCTGGAAGATGAATCTGCAAGCGCATCATCCAAAGCATTTTCCAATTCGTCAAGCGCATTGCTGCTGGCAATACCATGATCTTTGCAATAGCTGTTACTGATCTCGGAAAGCGCGATGTTCTGCCTTAATAGGTTCATCGTTTCGCCGTCCATGGTCATCCGGTCGATTTCAAAAGAGCCGTCATCATTCAACTTGAAATAGATGCCAACGGTGGATTTTTCTCCCGTTTGTGTGCTGACGCACTCACCGCTGTAGTGGACAAAAGTCACTCTGTCCTGTTCATAGTTTTCCCACGTTCCATTTGCAAAAAAATCGTCCAACACCTCGCCCACTGTGGCTTCTGCCGGGAAGACACTCAAGTATCCGTCCGAAACTCCTTTGGAGCGGGCATTGTCTGAGTAAAGCACAGGATATAACATATATACCGCAAACGCGACAAACGCCGCCGTAATCGCCAGCTCAATCAACAACGGCATCTTATGTGCGCCGAACAGCTTCCGGACTGCTGCCTTTTCTTCTTCCACCTGCTCCGCAGAAATTTTTTCAGGGTACAGGATGGCGATCACCTGCGACAGCAGAACGCTGCTGAACACCGCATACAGGTATTCTTTCTTGCTACTCTTGGATGGCTTGGTCAGGATGGTCATTTTCAGGCCATCGGCTGTGTTTTTCAGCTGATAGGTGCCACGCTTTTTGCTGTAAAAGGTCATGGCATCCGCAGTATCCGTCACCTGTTCAACGTCCGGGTTAGCAAATCCGCGGCGGATGCGGTCCACAGCTTCTTCCCAGCTCATTCCTTCCGGCAAAGGCAGCTGGCCTCTGTCATGCTCCGGGCCATAGACTTTTTTATAGACATCATCTCGGAAGCCGAAGTAGATCACTGCGGCGATCAGAAGCCCCAAAAGGACCGACACTGCTCCGGCACCGGTTGCAACACCTGTCACAACGCCGACAACGAACCCCAGCAGCAGCCAGATCTTTAAGCCATCCAGCGCGATGCTTCTGCGCGCAGATGCTGTAAACAGCGGATGAAAGCCGCTCAGATTTTTGGATTTTCCTTTGGCTTTTTTAGCCTCTGCACTGCCATCATAGATTTCAAATCGTTCTTTCATGACGTTTCCTCCCATCTCAATGGATGCACAGCTTTTTCAGAATCGCCACTGGAATCAAAATCAGCCCCAGCAGCACACCAAGAACGAATCTTGTCAGGAAAATATCCTTCATTGACCCAATTTGAATTTTGTTTGCGTAGATGGTCTGCCCGACCGCCCAGTAACTCAACACACAATACACGAAAAAGACAACCATTTCCATCTTTTTTCCTTCAACCTTTCTCAAATGTACCGCCACACAGAATTGAACCCTTGCAACTTGCTGTTTTCGATTCATCCCCTTTTCCATAACGCCTAATGCGTTCGCTTATAGTTGGATTTATCTTGTTAAAATTATACGATTTATATAATTACATGTCAAGCCGTCCATCCTTAAAATCGTAAGTAGCACTACGATTTATCCAAGGAGGTCTATGACATGGAACGCGAGAAGCCAAACTTTGACATTCTGGGAAGGATCGACCGGGAGCGGTTGGCTCGTGGATGGTCTGAATACACCCTTGCCGAGAACTCCGGTCTAACGCAATCCACCTTATCAACGTGGCGCAGACGAAACCTTCAGCCTAATGTGACCTCAATTGAAAAAATATGTCACGGCCTTGGTATCACACTCTCGCAATTTTTTGAAGAAGACACTGCCGTTCACCATTTGACAGAGGAGCAGAAATCCCTTTTGACCATCTGGGATAGACTTTCGCCCTCGCAAAGAATCGCTATTTTGGATTTAATTCGGGCATTTCTGCCTGAATAAAGCAAACCTTTACAAAAAAGAAGGATGCCCGACGACCATTGCGTCACTTGGCATCCTTCTTCATTAGACAAAGGACTTCAGAACTTTTTTCAGTGCTTCACGCTGTTCCGGGGTTATGCGATTCAACAAATTCAAAAATTCCTGTTGTTCTTCCTTCGTAAATTCGCTATGGGGTTCATCTTTTACACATTTTTCGTTTTGCATAACAACTCTTCCTTTTTAAGTTTTCCCTCGTCAGTCAAATCAGCCCGAATCTGCCGCTTATATTTATAATAGGTATTCCGGGCAAGTCCAGTCAATTTCATGCACTCCATGTCATCCAATGTGCCGCCAAAGGTCTTGCAGTGGGTGCGGATGATCTGCTTGGCTTCTCTGGATTTTTTCGTTTCAAAGCCAACACCCTTTTTGCGGCCAACCTGCTTGCCGTTCAGCCGGGCGGTCAAAAGGCCCTCACGGGTGCGCTGGTGCAGATCGGCAACTTCTTTTTCGGACTGCTCAAAGGCCAGTTTGATCTGCTCCTTTGCCAAGGCCATCAGATACTCGTTGATACCCTTCAAGATGAAGTCCACATTTGTCCCTGTCATGGCAATGCTGCCGGACAGGGCTTTTTTTGTAGGTCTCGGTGTCGATGTGGTGCTCTTTCAAGAACACCAGCCGGATGCCCTTGTGGTAAAGGTCTTCGTACAGAGTAAAACCTTCTTCTGCATTTCTGGACATCCGGGACACCGAATCGAACACTACCACATCTCCGGCTCTCAGAATCCGGTAGAGCTTCAGCCATTCCGGGCGAAAAATGGATGTGCCGGTGTAGGCTTCCTGTACAATGTGGGCAGTCGGGTATTCTGCCTTGATATTGCGGATCTGGCGGTCGATACTCTGTTTTGCAGTGGAAATTCTGCAATAGCCATAAATACTCATAACTTTTTTCTTTCTGTATCAAAAATGCCGTAGGTGCAGAAAAGTATCAATTACAGCGAGATTGGGCAATTTATCTTAGCAGATTGATAACGCTAAAATGACGAACGGCATTTTTAATACCTCTCCGGCACAAGTTTTCTGTTATTCCTGCTTCACATAGGTCTTTATAAATTCTTCCGCTGTGACACATGGCTTTTGATTTTTCTCTGTTCCTCCAAACGGAACGTAGTTCCAGTCGGTGTCCTCGTCAATATATCGCCGCCCACCGTCCGGCAGTTCCAGCGGTTCCGCAAGGATGATGGTGCCCCAGTGGTTGACCATCACAAAGGGCGCAATCTCACAAGGGATGCCCCGGCACTCATCATCATGCCGGACATCGTAGGCGTACAGGCCGTCCGGGATGGTATCTCTCCTGATGCGGATGCTGGTGAACAGTGCAGGCTTTCCGCAAACCGTGATTTCTTCGTAACGTTCGGTCATTGCATTAAAGGTCATAAGGCGTTCCTCCTTAAATTTCAATGATAAAAGCTCTGAATTTCTCTTTGTAGAAATCCATTGCACTCTGCGGCAGAGAAGTCAGATTCCCTTCGTTGTCGCATCCGGCCAGAAATCCCGGCCCGGCAAGAACATCGGCTCCATCCCACAGCGGACGATTGAGCGGCAGACCAAGCAGCTTGCCTTCATCATTGCAGACTAGTGTGACCTCTGAACCGGTGTCACTCAATGTAATGCATTCGATCAGCCCGCCTACAAATTTCTGCATGGCTTCAAGGGTGTTGTCTAGCTCGATTTCCTTTGGCAGCTCCATTGGCAGGAGCGCAAGGACATTGATTTTTTCTTCTTTCATCGTAAAATCTCCTTCTCCTTATGCTACGTTTAGCCTTGTAGCCTTATAGCAGTCAGCGCACATTCCCTCATGGGTGGCTGCAAACTCTGCGGCCTGCATGATAGAACCGTCCTTCAGCTTGACTCTCTTGATGGGCTGATTGCATCGGGCGCAGATGCAGGGCACAGGCGGCTGTTCCTGCTTCGGGGTAGAGGATTTCGGTTTCGGCTGCTTTTGAGGTTCAGCCTCCGGCTGCGGTGCAGCATCTTCCGGCAAATCCTCTCCGGCATAGACATACAGACCTAAGCCAAACATGGCAAGGTTCTTCACCAAACACCGCATGATAGCCTTATTCACATCGAACATAGAGGCTGCTTCTACGGTACGCTCTTCCATGCCGATCTTTTCACGGCGGCGGGTCTGCGGATTGTAGTCCCATTTCGGGGTGGTATAGGTGTAAGGCACAGCTTTCATGGCTTTGTTTGCGCCATCCAGTACAGGCAGCCACATTTCGTGCGAAACACCCTCAATCGTGACTGAGGTGTACACCATAAACCCGGTTATGGGGTCATAAACATAGGGCAGACCGTTGAATTTCTTGACCTCGTAACTGGCAGCAGGATACAGCTTTTTTACCTCCGCCCAAGCGTACGCCCAGCTTACATATTTCAGTTCCGTGTTGCCGGACTTTTTGACTTCCAGATGATCTTTGAAGTCGATAGCAAATAATTTTACGAATGGATTTTCCGTAGCCATAATCAAACCTCCAAGAAAAAAGGCGGCAGAGAAGCTGCTCCCTGCCGCCATACAATTATGCCGCATGAATGATGGTGAACCTGCGACTACTCACATTCTTGCTGTACTGGTTGAAGATGTCCGGCTGCTCTTTCCGCAGTCGCTGAGAATCCACCCGTTTGCTTTCGGAGGATACCCACGATACCTTATAGCCCGGTGCTGTGCCATAGGCGGCATCCTGCATTTGCAGCTTGACCTGCTGCTCGATAGCCGTTTTCTCCTGTTCCATCTGCTCGATTTGGTCAGAAAGCTCCTGCCGCTTATCCAGAAGTCCATGCAAGGCACTCAGGTCAGCGGTCTTATCCCGGTTGTCTACCTCATAAAGCTGGTTGATCTGCTGGGTGTCACAATCGCAGCCGTTGGGTGCAGGAGGAATCTGGGGCACAACATGGTTCGTCCAGAAACGTTCTTCCTTATCAATGAGATCAGAAAGCACCTGCTTATCTGTCACGATCTTGTGAATCACCAGCTCTCTGCCAAAAATCAAAGCCGCCACATACCAGCAGTCGAAACCACTAACAGCTAAGTAGTGGTCAACCTGCGCCAGATAGTGAGCCGGGATTTTCCCATCCGCCCACTTATCCGCAGAGAAGGGCGAAACCGTTTTGCACTCCAATCCAGCTCTCTGCCCAACGATCAGGCGGTCGAAGTCTGCCAGAAGCAGCGGATGCTCCTCGCTCTGATAGATAGCATTTGCACGGCGCACCTTAAAGCCTGTTTCTTCGGAAAAGCGCTGCGCCACATAATCCTCTAAGTCACGGCCTTGCCGCATGGCCTCGTTGTCGATATTTTCAATGGTATCGCTGATTTTATCGTGGTACACTTGAAATGCGGAGCGATAGGGATTCAGGCCAAGGATAGCCCCGGCATCCGTGCCGGTAATGCCGCATTTACGATAGTGGAGCCAATCTTCTTTGGACAAATTCAATGTAGATACAAGCCTTTTCATGCAATGTTCAGCCTCTCTTTCATCTGTTCTTCTGTGATAGAGAAATCATATTCCACCAAGTCTTTGATAATGGTGGAAAACTCATCCACTAAGGTGCGGTCATCATCCAGCCACAGGGCATACAGGAAATCCAGAATGTTCCGCTGCACCCGGAGATGGTTCCAGAAACGCTCGTCCATCTGATTTTCGGTATCCAGCGTAATCAGGGCACTGACAATGGTGCTTTTCATCGTGATCTCGTATGCCGTAGTGCAAGTAGGCTTTGGAAAATCGGCTTCAATGCTATTCAGGAACTCAGAAAACTCCCGGACAGCCCGGTTGCTCACATCGTTCATACGTCCTCCTTTATGCTGCTGCCAGCACCATTTTGTAGGCTTTATCGAGCATGGGATTGCCCTCTGCGGTGCGCAGGAACAGGTTTTCGTTGTAGTTGCGAGTTTTACGGATGGGGTCTGCATGGGTGGCAAAATCCGATACGGCATTTACGAACCGCCAGCCATTCTTACCGACCCACTCCAGATCGGGTGCATTATAATAGCGGGCCTTCAAATCTTCCTGCAAGCGCAGGTTGTTCTTCCGCTGGCCATCGGTCAGATCTTCGGTGACAGGGAAAAACTCGTTGATAAACTCCTGCACCTTGCGATCAGACAGCTTGATGGTGGTCAGCTCATGGATGCCCTTGCCCAGTTCCCCCATATAGCTGTTGGCAAGCTGTAAGGTTTCACGAGCATCTTGCACCCGGAGCAGAATGTTTTCGGTATGGCGAGCAGTCCAGATGCGCTTTGCAGTACCCAGAGCCAGATTCAGGGTGTTCTGGCAGACCACACGAACTGGGGTCATAGCGACTTTTACACCAGAACTGCCATCATGGCTGTTGAAGAACACAAGATAGGGGGTCACTTCGTCTCCAGCGATGATGTACTTCTCCGGCAGCTTCACCAGCATCCAGACCTTCTTGCCGCCCTGCAAAGAACCGGCAGTTTCATAAGTAACGCCCTCACCCAGCAGGTCATCGGTGAATCGAAATGCTTCTTCGTTCTGCACGATGCGGTAACGGTCAGACACCACGCCCAGAACAGCTTCATCCGTGCTGCGGACATTGGCACGATAGCCGGGAATCATAGCACCTGTGCCGGAATAGATATTGCGGCTTTCCACCTGCCAATCCAGATCAGCCAGCTCCAAGGCTTCACGGCTTGCAGGGGCATCCATCACGATGCGGCCAAGACCGTGCCAAGGGGTTTCACGGACAGAGAACATGGTTTCAACGTTTGCGGACATAATCTTTACCTCCAAAATTTTTGATTGTCTTATTTCTTTTCGATTTGATGAGCCATCCAGACAATGATTTTCGCAGCACCCTTTCCGACTGCTTTCATCACCTCCACCAATACTTTTTCAAAGATTTCTGCCATTGATTTTTCCTCCGTCTTTCTGTAAAAATCAAAGACCAGTAAGCTGATGTGATTGCTTACTGGTCTTTCTATCCAAGGGTATAATATATCATTATATCTGCTTCAGATACGCCTAACTTGTACCAAGTGTGTCCGATGTGTCCGTGTTTTTGCGAATCAGTCTTATGTTTTCGTGTCTTTCAGGTGTTTTATGGGTGGAGATATAAGGATATAAAAAACTTGTTTTGAAAATCTCTGACACAACCGGCACAGCTGACACAGTCTCCTACTTCTGCGTTTTCGACCAGATTCCCACAACCACCGTGAGATCCTGCCATTCATTTTTGCGGATTCCCTGATTTCGGGATGCCTTAAAAGCCTTTGCCTCCTCGAAGGAAATCGAAAAGCGTGCCATCTCTACAAAGCCATCCATCGTATATGCTGCGGCGTTTCTCGCCTGTACCTCTGACATCTGAAAGTCGAGTACCCAGCGAAATTCTTCATTTGTCAAAGGCGTGATTTGCGCCACACAGCTGTTGATAAGCTCCCGATCAACATCGTTCTTTGATGCCCGCTGCCATTCATCCAGCTTCTGCGAGATCAGATTCATGTCCAGCGCTCCACTGCGTTCATCCTCCTGTTCTACGCTCTCATACTGAGATTGCAGATCTGCGATCTGGTTGTCTAAGCCTTTGCGACGTTCCATAAGTTCCTGTTTGGTGATGATGCCATCAGCACACAGGTCAATATACTTGTCCAGCCGTTCTCTCTGCTTAGCGATGCTCTTTTCCAGCATTGCCTTTCTGGAAATACGCACAGTCTTTTCCTCTGCCATGCAGCGGTTCAGAATCCGGTATACCTCTTTGACGGTCTTGCCTTTGTCAAATGTGAGATGTTCAAACACCTTTGCCGCCATCAAATCCAGCTTCCACTCACTGATGGCCTTGATTTGGCAGCTGATGCTCAAATCAAGGCCATGTTCCTGCAAGTAGCTGATGCTCGGCCTGCGTGTACGGCGGTAGCACTGAAATCCATGAATTACAGCACCATCCCGGTTCACACGCCACTTGAACTGAATAAATCCTGCACCGCAACTGCAACGCAATTTTGCCGTCCAGATGGATTTCGGCGTGTTCCGCATATACTTGTGCTTCTTTCCGTTTTCATCGATTACTCGTTCTGATTTTGAAGTCAGAATCTGCTGGCACCTGTCCCACGTTTCTTCTGACACCAGCGGTTCAAAATCGCCTTTCACATAGACGTAGCTGCTTTCGTCCAGATTTTTGACACGTTTTTGCGTCAAGTAGCCGTCACTGTGGGATTTATTGTAGCAGATACAACCCTTATAGGTCGCATTATGTAACACCCGGCTCACCTTGGAAGCGTCCCACGAAACATGGCCGCTTGCATCCAATCTGCCTAGCCTGTATAATTCTGCTGCCACTTTTTGAAGCCCAACCTTTCCAGTCGAATACATCTGGTAAATCAGTTTTACGGTCTGTGCCTGATCCGGATCTGGAACATAGGTTCCATTCTCTCTGCGGTATCCCAAGATATTTCCGTTGCCATACAAAACATGCTTCTCCCGACTGATTTCTTGCCCCGCCTTGACGCGCTCTGAAATTTTTCGGCTTTCATCCTGTGCCAAGGAAGACATAATCGTCAACCGAAGCTCACCATAATCGGTGGCCGTGTTGATACCATCGTTGATGAAAAATAGATTCACGCCCACAGCCTTCAACTCACGGATATAGGACAACGTATCAACTGTATTTCGTGCAAACCGGCTCACCTCACGGGTAATGATAAGGTCAAATTTACCTTTCTTTGCATCCTCTATCATATGCAAAAACTCTGGCCGCTTCTGTGCCTGTGTTCCGGTGATGCCTTGATCCACATAGACCTCCACGATTTCCCAGTCCGAGTGCCGGGAGCCTTCAATTTTATACCACTCCAACTGGTTTCCCAGTGCATTGATCTGTGCCTCATGTTCGGTTGAGACACGCGCATATACTGCTACTCGCATATTTTACCTCCACATTTTGAGATTTCAGGATAAAAAGAAAAGCTCTGGCAGAATTTTCCACCAGAGCCTCTCTCTGTCGCTTACGAAGCCTTTGCAGGCGATTCTTCCTCCTGCTCACGCTTCATCCGAAGGAAGTTCTGATAGGTGGGCAGGTTCAGCAGTCCTGCCGCAAAAAGAGCTTCGATCAGACAATAGGCCATCGCCTTTTCGTCAACGTTCAGCATCGTGACACCTCCATAGTGTTTGTGATTGTGCTTGGTGATTAGAGATATAACATATCACTGAGAAGTCAGACGTTACGGACGAAGGCGGATTCCTCGGAACGCTGACACAGGGTGTTCGTGTGCAATCATTCCTTCACCTGAGCACCGGGAACGTCCGTGCTCAAATCCCATCGCAATCAACGTCCTTCTTAAATCCGAGTCTGTGCATGCTCCTATATTCTTTTCCTTGCAAAAATCCAGGTAGGCTTCGTATAAGTCAGACAAAGCCACTTCAGCATTTATATTGCTCGTATCACAGATTTCTTGCACAAACCTTTTTACAGGCGAGTACTTCGCGCTGTCCACATAAGGAATCTCCGGGAAGATGTAGTTGCGCTTAACGAGCTTTCGCGCATAATACAGTGCCTTTGTAACAATTGCGTCCCGCTCGGCCCAGATTTTGTCTCCCAAATCCGGGTCTTGCTGATTATCCGGGATTGCATAATTAAAGGGCAGATATACAATACGCTTGATGAGTGCCTCATCCTCTCCGTCAATGATGAGCGGGTGATTACTTGAAAAGACAAACTTTATACGCCTCTCCAGCAGCGCATCATCGCGATATTTTCGTGGAATATTCATTGAATCTCCTCCAGTGATTTGTTTCAGCCGAGAAGCTGCTTCATCGTCGATTTTTGAGCTAGACATATCCATATCGAAATTGATAACGGAAGTTGCCAGGGAAGCCATTCCAAATTGGTTTGTCAGATTCTTGAGTCTGATGCTACTGATAGACTCTTTAGGGTACAGGCTTCGGATAAAGCTTCCCAGAACGCTCTTACCGCTATTTCCGACGCCTTTCATGAAAATGAAAAACTTTCCCCGTGCAGGATAGATAAGCAAATACCCAATTACCATCCAAAATCGCTCCATCAGCTGGGGATCACCGCCCGTGACCCGATGCAAATAGCCCTCAAATATCGGGCATTCTGCCTTCGGAGCATATTTTGCCTTAATGTAGGTAAAAGTTACTTGATCAGGGCTGTGTGGGTGAAGTTTACACTCTACAAGTTCAAAGACACCATTTTTCAAAGGTGCATAAATCGGCCCATTTTCCGATTCACTGCACTCAATTTGGGGATCCGTCAAGAAACACTCGTAGAGATCCTTATACCCATGGAGGCTGGATTCATTATTGAGTTCATAGTCCACATACTTACGATATAGCTTGATCAGTTGCTTTGCATCAAGCTGTGTGTAGTAATAGTTGTTGTAATAATACAGCGTATTTCCATAGGAAATGATGTGGACGTGTTTTTTCACTTCCCTTGTCAAGTCCACGAGGGACTGATCTTTAGAAACTTTCTTGACGGCCAGTTCTGGTGTTGGAAGACTTACTGGATCAGACAATGTGCTTTTCTGCACATCATCTGGTACGTCATCCATCATCAAGACCATTGGTGGTACTGCATCTCTCGCATTGAGAGAACCGGGATAGTCCGAAAGCTGTTCGGAGAGTATCGGCGCATCCAACTTATGCCGTGTCTTGTTCCGTTTCTCCTTAAATATCTCGCCGGTCTTCGGTCTATCCTCAGGGACAATCGACGTCATATTCTCTAATAGCTCAACCTCACCAGACTGGAGAACTTCATTAGAATCATTGAAATCGTAATCCCATGCGGACACAGCTTCTGTCCCTTCAGTCGGCCGGACACGCTGCTCAAGCAATTTCTTTCGTTTTTCCTTGAATTCGGCTTTATTCATGCTTTTCTTCCTCCTTAGAAGTTTTCTGAACGTAGCTTTGCGCGATAAGATTCTCGATGCAGTTCTGCTTACCTGTCGTATTGCCAGAAATGAGGTAATCAATTCTCGTCAGTCCACCATCCTGGTTGTCACCAACCCAGATGTATCCAGTTTCCGTATCCCAAGCATGAACCAAAAGCTCGTAGTGAGTCTCCTGTTCAATATCTTCGGTATGACCAATGATAAGTGGTACATCTCCTCTGAGAATAAGGCAGAAGAAGATTTTCCCAGATTTGTCGGTTTTCATACTGAAAAGACCCTGAAAATCATCAATCCCATCTTCAGTTTTCCAGTTGTATACGGCAATCTGCTTTCCATCCTTGAAAATAATCATCCGAAAGCCTTCAAGGTAGGAAGGATATTCACCTTCGCAAAATACAAGTTTACCACCCATGTTTCCAAGAGCTGCATAGTTTTCTTTTCTTTTGAAGGCTTTTTTCATCCATACAACATTTTTTTCTGCTAGATTACGATCTGCCTCACTCAGAGTCTTGTAGTAGTCTACATTGTTTTTCTTTTCCATAATAAAGCTCCTCTCAAATTTGATTTGTGTTTCAACTGTGGCCACGTTGTCTTCACGTTAGTTATTATACCTTTTTATCGAGTTCTCAAAAATCAGCATGGATTCATCTTTTTTCATTTTTTCGCGCTTTTTTATTCATGCTTTATTCATATTTTAAAAAAAGAAAAAATCACCAGAACCGTTACAGCTCGACAAAGCGACCTACATTGGTTCCAGTGATCCTCTCTATGTCATTTAACAGATTTTTACCTTTTACTTTCTTTTCGGCTTCCTTCCATTATGCATTTTATATTATCTAATTCTTCAATGCAACCTTTGATTTTTTCTTTGCATTCCACAAGTACCATTAAAATTTTATCATAGGTAACTCTATTCACTAAAGATGTCTGCGGATAATTTACTTCGCAATAATGTAATTCATCACCAAGCCATTCAATCACTTTCCAGCCTTCAAATTCTTCTAAGCTGTCATTTTCTTCTTCGCTTGGGTAAAGTGCATCCATTCTATCCTGCACATCTCTAAGGCTAACTTTAATCTTCGGATTTTCCCCTAGAGAACGAAGTCCTCGGACTATCAGTTCCCTGTAGTAGTCGTCTACCCATCTTTCTTCAGTACTCTCATAGCTTCCTACACTCTCATGTATCCTTTGTAAGCCTGTTATATTTCCACGCTCTCTATCATCTATAATATTTTGCAGATCTCTTACGTCTATTTTCAACAACTCATCAAAGAAAACCACATTTGAAGCACTAAGCATCGCACCTTTTCCTATTTTGATTTTTCTATCATCTTCCGGCTTTACCACTCCAAATAAAATAACATTTAATCTTCGCTTTAACTGATCCATTATATTATTTTCGACATTTCCTTCATACCCTTCAAAATCCGTCTTCTTTTCATTGTGCGCTTTTATGACTGCCTGATTGAATTCATCATCTGTAATATCTTTATCACCAATTTGGGGAAAATTCACACCGTGAAGTTGCGCCCAATATCTCAACGCATATTGCCTAAATTTGATATAATAATCGCTTTCCTCTGCTTTCTTATATTTCAGCAAAATTGCAGTATATGGATTATTTATAATTTTATCAACATCACGCACTGCATTCTCGTATTCCTTTTTGAATTCTGCTAGTTCTGTCTTCTTCATAATCTTCCTCCTAAAGCACAAAACCTCCCCGGCAAAACCATTCAGTTTCACCGGGGAGGTTTATCATACGCTTATCTTCCCATGTTTTGCGCGATTAGTGCATCTCGATGCAACAATCTTACTTTCTGGGATTTTTGATAGCAGCCTGAGCAGCAGCCAGACGTGCAATAGGCACACGGAAGGGAGAGCAGCTGACGTAGTCCAGACCAACATTGTGGCAGAACTCCACGCTCGTGGGATCGCCGCCGTGCTCACCGCAGATGCCCAGGCCCAGATCGGGACGGGTCTCACGGCCATCGTGAGCGGCCATCTTCACCAGCTTGCCCACGCCGATCTGATCCAGGTGCTGGAACGGATCGCTCTCGTAGATCTTGTTCTCGTAGTAAGCACCCAGGAACTTGGCAGCGTCATCACGGCTGAAGCCGAAGGTCATCTGGGTCAGGTCGTTGGTGCCGAAGCTGAAGAACTCAGCCTCCTTGGC